CGCATCTTCTCGGTGAAGGCGCAGAAGCCGGTCTTCTGGCCCTGGACCTTGGGAGCGATGAGCTGCACCAGGTTGCCCGACGCGGTGACGTACTGCTGCGCGGTCTTGAACTCCATCTTGGGGAAGGCTTCCTTGAGGTAGGCCTTCACGGAGGGGGTACCGTAGACGTTCTGCATCGGGGTCAGCAGGTAGGGCTGTAGGGTGGAGGGCAGGGCCAGGATCAGCTCGTCCTCCATTTCCAGGTTGCCGGCCAGCTGGGTTTGCAGGGTGACAAACAGGTTCTGGATGTCGGCCACGATCTGGGCGCCGGTTGCAGACTTCCACACACCGTTGAGCGGAGTGATGGAGGGCAGCAGCGCGGGGTCGTTCAGCAGACCGTAGTTGGAGATGCCGGCGACACCGAAGAAGTACGTCCGGTTCTGGAAGGTGTTCATGATCAGCGCAGAGCTGACATTCTGTTCGGCGGCCCAGTCGATCTTCGCGAGACCGGCCTTGGCCAGTTCCTTGTCGCCCCACCGGGTGAAGGTCTGGTAGGCGTACGACTGGCGGGGAACCCAGTTGGCGTTCGCACCGACCAGTCCGTTGTCGTTGTCGTCGCCGTAGCTGGACACTTCGCCGGTGGACTCGATGATGGGGAACTGCGCGGAATCCATCAGCCAGTCGCCCTTCTTGACCTCGCCGAAAATGTCCACGGCCTTCATCGGGGTAGTGAGCACCCGCACGATCTCCGGGTCCAGGTAGTTGCTCAGGTAGTTCGGGATGCCGGCATTGCTGACGGTCACGAGCCCGGACTGGAGCAGGTTGGTGGGGGCGTCCATGGCCATCTGAATGGCCTGGTCGAAGCTCATCCCGATGGGGGAGTGGGTGTCGACGCAGGGGATGATGGCGTGGTCGCCGCTGTCCATGCCGATGCCGTAGCGCTCGGCGAGGAGTTGGGTCTTGTCGGTAAATTTCTTCATGGTTCTGGCTCCTTACCAGCGAGTGCCGATTTTGACGAGGTCGCCCACGTTGCCGGCGGAGTTGAAGTACCAGGGGGTCTCGATCCAGGCCGAGAAGTTGAAGGCCAGGGTAGTGAGGGTCGCAGTGGCATTCTGCGACAGCGTGTAGGTGCCCGCGCCGCCCGTGCCGGTGCCCAGCGCAGAGATGTAGGTGCCGGCGGGGATGCCGACCGTGCCACACTGGACGAGCTGGCCAACCGCGAGGGTTCCGCTGGTGACGGTGATGACGTTCAGCGAGTTGGTGCCGGTGCCGATGGTGGCACTGGAGCAGACGCAGCCGCCGATGCCCACGCTGGCGACGGTGGTGAAGGTGCCGCCAGTGGACGCGGTCACAGCCGCCTGGGTCAAGTTCACGGTGCCGGCGGTGCCGTTGTAGGTGCCGAGGGTCTCGATGTAGGTCGGGAACTGGCTGTTGAGGCCGGGACCACTGACCTGCTGGCCGACCGCGACGACACCGGAACCGGTGGCGGTGATGTTCATGCTGTAGCTGCCGATGGTCGTGGTGGCGGTGACCGAGGCGGCAGAACCGACGGCGGCGGTGGGGAAGGCGCCGGCAGCGGCGGGGTAGACGTCGCCGCTGAACAGGTTGGCGAACACCTTGTTGCCGATGGCCGCGTCGGCGTAGACCGTCTTGGCCCAGAAGTCGCCCCGGTTGTACAGGGTGACGGGGTAGCCGGCAGGGATGACCATGCCGTATTGGCTCAGCCAGGCGGTGATCAGCGCCTGCTGCTCGTTGCCGACGAAGCCGTCAGGCAGCGTAGGAGCGGTGGGGCTGAAGTTGTTGACGACGGCCAGGCCGGTGAGCACGGTGTAGCTCTGCCAGCCGAACTTGCCGACCGTGCACCCGAGCACACCTGCGGTGAGGTTGAACGGACCCGCGTCCACCGTGGCGGTGGGGTTCATCGAGGCGCGAGCACCCCAGACGGCGGGAGCCGGATAGAGTCCGACTGCTTGCTGAAAACCGGTCATGTTCTGTACTCCTTAAGCCAGGCCGGGGAGTTTGGGGAACTCCTCGAGCAGGGACTTGGTGACGGCCGCGTCCTGCGCGAACTTGGCCTTTGGGGTGGTCTTCTCGGACTTGAGAAGGGTCTGAAGGACCGCCTTGTAGGCGACCTTGGGCACGCCGGTCAGGTCGGCGCCCTTCGCGTCCAGTGCCATCTTGTAGATGGACGCGGCGGAGTCGGCGGCGAAGACATTGACCTTGCCGACGATGGGCTTGACAATCTCGGCCGCTTCGTAGCGGGCGGCGAGGCGACGCACGGCGAGGTCCGCGCCTTCTGTGCGGGCGGAGTCCATGGCAGCGTCGAGGGCCTTCTTGTCCTTGGCTTTCTTGTCCTTGGCTTCGTTGCGATCGCCCTCTTCGTCGTCCTCGTCGAAGTCGCCTTCGCGACCGTTGAGGTCTTCTTCGTTGCCGGGGACCTTCTTGTCCTTCGCCTTCTTGTCCCTCGCCTTCTTGGCGTCAGCGGCCTTCTTGTCCTTGGCCTTCTTGTCGTCCTCGTCCTCGTCCTCGTCCTCGTCCTCGTCCTCGTCCTCGTCCTCGTCCTCGTCCTCGTCGTCCTCGTCTTCGTCCTCCGCCTCGTCCTTGGCGGCCTTCTTCTTCTTCTTCTTCATCTTCAGGGCGTTCTTCTTGAGCGCCTCGGGGATTTCGTCCTCGTTGCCACCGTCTTCGTCCTCGGCCTCCTCTTCCTTCTTCTTGTCCATGGCGAGGGTGGAGGGCATCAGGGCGTTGAGCACCTTGCGGAGGTCCGCGAAGGACTCGTCCTGGGCGATGCGAGAACCGAAGCGCTCCTTGACGGTACCGACGATGCCGTCGATCTGGCGGTCGTAGCGACCGGGCGTGATGGACTTGCACAGCGCCTCGAGCTCGACGCTCTGGAGCGACTGGTCAGCTGCCAGCTTCGGCACGATGTAGGTGGCGAGGGCACCCATGACGCGGTGCCCCTGGGGGGTGAGGGTGATCATTTTCTTGCCCATTTGGGCTCCTTGTTAAAGGGGATTACTTACCCTCGGCAAACTTGCCGAGCTTGAACTTCCGCTCTGCGGCGCTGATGCGCTTGTCGATCTTCGTCTGGTCCTCCTTCCCGTATTGACTTCTGTTCTTGGTCATCCCGAAGTAGGAGGCTGCAGCTCTCACGTGTTCGGGCGTGTCGAGGGGATACTTGTTGTTCTTGGGATCGGCGAAGGCGACGTCGCCGTAAGTGCGCTCGCCCACCTTGGCGCTGGTGCCCTTGCGCTTCGCGATGTCGCAGGCCTTCGCGTCTTTCGCCCCGCCGACAGGTTTCGAGAACTCGTCGGCGACCTCGTCCCAGTACTTCGCCTGCTTGGCGAACCCGGCGCTGCGGTGGAGCCGCGCGGCCTCGCGGGAGAGCTTCGCCGCCTGCTTGCGGTTCTCGGGCGTGGGCTGCATTCCGGCGAGCGTGCCGGCGGACTTGGCCGCTGCTTCTGCGGTCTCGTAGTCCGAGCCCTGCACTTCCTTGGTGATGCTGCCGTCCATGGCGTTCCGGTTGAGACCGAACAGCACGGCGCGAACCTTCTCGGCCGAGTCCTTGCCCATGGCAGTGCTGACCTTCCGGTAGTCGACCACCTTCGCGCCTCCGTTCTTGGAATCCATGACCTTGATGTCGTGACCTGCCCGTCCTTCCGTCACCAGCGCCACGTGGTTGCCCTGGATGTCGCGCATGATGCCGTCGTAGTGCTGACCCTCGAAGGTTCCGGAAGTCATGTCAGGCATATAGCGGTACGCGCAGGACAGCTCGTGCTTCTTCTTGGCCTGGATGTCGTCGATGGCGGACTTGGCGTGCAGGACCAGTGTGTTGTTGAGGTACTTGCCGTCGAACTCCGCGTCCGTCCCGGTCGAGCCGACGTAGAGCGCCTTGACCTCCGGCTTGTCCATGTCGAAGCTGCTGACCGGGATGTGCTTGCTCAGGATGGGGAGGTTGTTGAAGGTCGTCGCGGCCTTCTTCAGCTCCTTAGGGTCGCGCAGCAGGTAGTAGACCTTGTTGGGGTCAAGGCCCAGCTGCTCACAGCCCGGGATTTCCGAGCCCTTGTACGGGTTGACGGTTGCCTTGCTGATCGGGTTGGGCTCAACGTGCAGGTAGCCGTTTGCGTCGATCCGGCGGGCGGACTGCTTGTCGAGTGCCAGCGTGATGCTCATCGTTCTGCCTTTCGGTGACGTTCGGGTCTGCTTGTTACTGCGCCGGTACAGCAGGCGCTTCGGTGGGGACGTCGGACGCGGCGATCTCCAGCGGAGCCACGTTCTCGGCGACGGGGACTTCCGTGGGCAGCGGCTGCACGGTGCGGAAGCGCGGCGCTCCAGTCTGCGGATCGAAGTCAACGAGGGTGGCGGTCCCGTCTTCGTTGACGCCGAAGTAGGCCGCGCTGCGGTCCAGGACGGCGATCGCCGGCAGCTGCTCCTCGTACTCGGCGTGGAGCTTGCCGACCGTGTTCTGCATGATGTCGGTGGCCTTCTCGACGTTGGCCTTCATCTTGTTGACGCTGTCCAGCATGGACATGTGATCTCCTTGTTACTTGCCCGCCGCCTTGAGGGAGTTGGCAGTGGTGAGGTGGTTGGTGGCCGTGGTCGCCGCGATGGCGGCCTTGGCGGTGGAGGTTCCGGCAGCGTTCCACGCAGCGCTCGCGGCCTGGTGCGCCTGGTAAGCAGCGAAGTGCAGCTGCGAGGTGTTGCGGGTGTTTGCCTGCGCGGTGATGGCGTCGGCGTCTGCCGAGGCTTTGACCGCTGCATCCTGGGCTGTGCTCATGGTGTGGCTCCTGTCCGGTAGTGGTTACGTGCTGGTCACTGCTGCGCGCTTCTCGCAGCCCTTTCATGCATCTGCGATTCGTTGGTGAACGCGGCTGCCTCCTCCATCTGTCCCGCGCCCAGCAGGGCGTAGGCTGCCGTGATGCTGGCCTGGGCAGCCGAGTTCAGGTTCATAAAAGTCGGCTGCGCAGCGGCTTTTGCAGACGCATTGTGAGCGCTGGAGATGATCTGTAGGAGCTCGAGCGATCCGAGCGGCCCGGTTACGTCAGCCGGGGCCTCGCCCGACACCTGGACCGACTCCACGGACTCCAGTTCAGCCTGGTCGGCTGCGAGCTGCGCCTCGTCTACTTTGATCTTGTCTTGAAGGTCGCTCATTCGACGCTCCTGTAACCTGGGATGATGGACGATGAAAGACAACCGCAGTTGATGGCCTCACCTGGCAGCACCAGTCCAAAGCCGTCGTCAAAGTCATGACCCTCGTCAACTGGGTAGCTTTGACCGTCAAAATCCTCGTGCTCTTCGCGAGGGTGGAGGGAAGCGCCCGTGTGCTGCCACTCCGCATCGGTGATGCCGCAGTCCAGCTGGCGGGTGCGGTGGAAGAGCGCCGTCATCTTGTTGTTCTGGTCCCGAGCGATGAGCGCGGCGCGACGACGCGTGATTCCGAACCGATCTTCCAGATTCTTGGTGAACCCGGCGACGTCACGGCCCTTCTCGATGCTCTCCTTCGCCATCTTGCGGATTTCGCCGAACGCCTTCTTGGGAATGCTCGGACCGTCCTTGATTCGTCGGTTGCTGATGAGGTCGACGTTGTCCTTGAGCTGGTTCTTGATCGTCTGCTTGAGCCGGTCGGTCAGGTCGAACTTGACGGCGAACTTGCGCCAGATGTGCTCAGTGTCCGCGATGGAGTCCATCGTCACTGCGGTGCGGTCACCCAGGACAGTCGGCGGGGGAACCTGGATGCCCGCCTTCTTGAGCGCGTCGGCGAAGGCCAGGTCGTGGTGGCGGAGCGCCATGTAGACAGCCTCGAAAGCGATGCCCATTGCGCGCTCGTTGCAGATCTCGACCCACTTCTCTTCCAAGTTGCTGAGCTTGTGGTTCAGCTCCCCGTGGGGGAAGGTGGCCCAGGTGATCGGCCCCTCGCGGTCGGCGCGGGAGTAGAGCGGGACCAGCCACGCGGCGACGTCCCGGAACATTTCGTCCACGAGCTTCGTCAGTTTCTGCCCGTACCACGCACGCACGCCCGCGCTGGGGCGAACCGGCGCGAGCTTGACGGGATCAGGTCCCGGTGCGTGGAGTTGGATGGTCATTTACTTTCTTCCCGCTTTCTTCGCCTCGGCGGCAGCTGCCATATGCTCACGCATCTTCGCCGTGTGTTCTTCTGCCCTGGCGCCATGCGCCGCGCGTTCACTTTCCGACAAACTTTTCTCTCTACTGAGCATTTGGTGAGGATGAAAGGCGGTCAAGTGGTAGCTCGCAGCTTTTTGGTGATCCTTCGCCGAGCCACTGGCATTTGCCTTTTCTGAGAGTTTGTTGGCAAACTTAGTGCTCTGGGCAGCTGACTGCTTTGACCGCACAACATCTTTCTGTTTCTCCGCGTCTGTCCTATTATCACCGAACTCGCCCGCGAAGTGCGCGCGCGTGTCGTCCATTGCCATTTTCGTAATCGACCCGCGTATGTCTGCCATCGTTGCCACCTCCGCTCTAATTTTCCCGCTGCGAGCTTGGCGGGGTCAGGTCGTTAAGCGACCGTAGTTGTGCCGCTCGCTCGTTACTTTCCGGCAGGCCGCTTGTTGAGACCGGCCGCCTTGACGAGTTCGGCCAGGTCGTCCACGTGCAGGCAGTCGCACATGCATGCGCCGGTCTGCGGATTCTGTATCGGCGCGATGCTGCCGTTGCAATAGTCGTTGCCGGGAACTGCGCTGTGGAGCACGCCGAGCGTGACGACCCGACCCTTTTCGAAGTCAAGCTGCACGACGACGTCACCGTTCTTCGCTTCTCTTCCGTTCCGGTAGTGCACGCTACACCTCCTTCGCAATGCTCTCGCCATCAGTGCCCACGACGGTCGTGGTGCCCGGGACTTCGGCCTCGGTCTGGACCATGCCGGCCTGCATCTCCTGCTGGAGAGTGGCGTTGGCGGAGACGGCGGTGCCCACGCAGGGGATGTCGCCGAGGCAGAGGTGCGCCATCTGGACGGTGGGCGCAGAAGAGGGATCGACCTGGACGGTGCGGCCGCAGCACTGGAAGACGTAGATGCTCATCAGAGCTTCTCCTTGGGGAGGGTTGTGGTGGACTTGAACTGGGTCGCGAAGCCCTGCTCCCGGAGCGCGGCGACCAAGCGCGGCCCCTCGATCTTGTGGTCAAATTCAACAGGCACTTCGAGCTTGGCTTCCATGTAAAGATGAACGAGTATCGGGTGCAGGTGGAAGCGGAAGAAGCGCAGAACGTCGACGTCCTTCTTGATATCCACAGGTTTCACAGCTCCACCTCTTCCGGCAGCGGTGCGGATTCCATCTTGTGGTGTGCAATCGCCGCTTCATGTGCTTCGATGTAGTTTTCGTGCACGACCTTGTTCTCGCGGTTGGCTTGAACCAGAGCATCCCTGTGCGCTTGAAGCGCGCGGCTGTGCGCATTGACAGCACGCTCATGGGCTGCTCTGGTTCCAGTTTTGTGGGCCACGTTGGTGGCCTTCTGCGCGACCGCGCTTGCCTTCATCGCCGAGACTGAAGGATCTTCGTCGTCACCACCGATCTTGCCGGTGTGCTGATTTCCCGCCCACAGCCCTGCGTCCATGGCCACGCGCTGGGCATCTTCCAGCATCATGTCCGCCGCGACGCCCAAGAGGCTGGGCATCCCGTCGCTGCTGTTCTGCGCGGCCGTCATGTCCGCGTCCGGGTTGCCACCGGCCTTGCCGCCCTTCTTCGCCCCACCGGGCTGCGGCGCTAGCAGCTTGCCCTCAGGCTTGTCGACGTCGAGGTTGTCGAAGCCGCTGTCGGGATCCGCCGCCACCTTGGCGCGCACTTCTTCGGGCGTCACGACCCCGGCCGTGATCAGCGCGACGTCGCGGTCGCCGTCCGACTTCCGCATCAGGGCCTTCTCCTTCTCCGTCTCGCTGACGAGCGTGACGAAGGCGAAGGTGATGTCGTCGTAGATCTCGCCGAAGAGGTCCAGCATGACGATCTTCGTCAGCGCCTCCAGCGGGCGGCGGAAGTCCGACTCCTGCTTGGTGTTGACGTGGTTGTTGTAGATGGTGATGTCGGTCTCGGCGGTGGCGGTGAGCCCGACCGGTGAGAGTCCGAAGAGGATGGTGAGCGGGGTCTTCGCGACCGAGGCCATGTGCTCCTGGGCCTGCGCCTGAAGCTTGTCGAGGCCCGCGAGCGAGGTAGACTCCTTGCTCATCTCCTCCGTGGCCTTGTCGCACATGAAGACGCCCTGGTTGTTCTGCATCGCCGTGTAGAACTTCATGCGCCGCAGGAAGCCTTCGTAGTTCTGCCCCTGCAAGATGCCCGTCATGTCGGTCTTGAACACGGTGGTTGAGAAGTTCTTGAGCAGTCGACCCACGGAGTCCCGCGTCTGCAGCCAGTAGTCCACGTACGGCTGGGCCAGCTGGGAGAGCGAGATACCCGAGAAGTTGTAGACGGGCTTCAGCAGGTCGGGCAGCGGGCGCGGGACGAACGTCAGCAGCCGGGACGTGTGCACCTTCTTGGAGTAGACCCACCAGGTGCTCGGCTCGTAGTAGTCCTGCGCGAGCGGATCGTCGGCGTTGTAGTCACCAGGATAGGTGGTGATGGGCTCGATGCCCTTGAGCCTCCTCAGGCTGCCCTTCTTGATCTTCTCCTTCTGGATGAGCAGCGGCGTGCCCAGCTCCTCCTCGTCGTCCTCGAAGTCCATGAAGAGCTGCGAGCGGCCCATCGAGCCACCGGTCTTGGCGGCCCAGTTGAACCACTCCTTCACGTGCAGCTGGGCGAAGCGCACCTTGATCTGCTTGATGACGTCGCTGCGGTCCTCGCCGGACTCCGAGCGGAACTCGATCCACTTGCGGGTCATCTCGTCGGCGGTCTTCTCGTAGAGGTCGCGGTACTCCGTGATCTGAGTGAGCTCGGTGAGGTAGGGGAAGCCCGGGAACCCACCATATGACATGAGCCCGTTGCGGCCGTGGCCCGCGAACAGGGGGCCGACCGCTGCATCCATCGCCAGCACGTGCTCGTCGGGGCACACGAGGTTCTTGACGGGAGGAACGTAGGGCGTCAGCGCGAACCTCGGGCGCGGCAGCTCGAGCCGCCCCTCGCCGGCGGTCAGCGCGAAGGACATGGCCTCATCGCTGATGGTGAGCATCTGCCGCCTGTACTCCGCGTGCGCTGCCTGCACGTTCTCGGTCTGCGCGTGACGGCGACGAGTGAGCTCACGGTTGTTGCGCCAGTCGCGGATGGGGTGGAAGGAGATCGTCACAGTGCACCTACCATCGCAAGAAGTTCGTCAGTGATCTGCATCGGGCCGGGTGTGCCGGTCGCTTCTTCAAGTGCACCCACGAAGGCGTCGACGTCGTCGTCGTGCTTGATGGCGGGGAAGTTGGCGCACTGGTCTTCGAAGTCCGAAGTCCAGTCTTCGTTCTCGAACATCCACACCAGACCGCTCTCGTGGTTCGGCGACATCAGCTCAGCACGGAGCACCTTATCCAGCACGGCCGGCACCTCGAACAGGGGGACGCGGGTCTCGCGCTTCATGGTCTGCACCGTGGCCTTGCCGCTCGCCGATCCGCCACCCTCAACCACGACCTTGCTCGGACTCCACATGTCGTAGAGCGCAGATACTTTGTCTTTGACGTCGGGGAACGGCAGCTGAGCCTTCCACACGTTGAGGACATAGTAGCGGGACTTGGCCACGCCGAGCGTGACGCAGGCAGAGTAGTCCGACTTCTTCTTCTCACCAAGAGCCGTGTCCCACCGCTGAATGACGCGCTCGACGCCCAATTCACGGAGGTAGCCCTTGCGCTCCTCCTTCGTCATGAGCGTCAGCTGCCTCGGGGCGCGGATCTTCTTCCAGTTTTCCCGCTTGAAGATGTTGCCTTCTGCGGCACTCGGACGCTGCTGGTAGAGCGCGGCCCACACGCGCGACCCGACGGCCTTCTTGATGCGGGCGAGGGACTCAATCCCAAACCGCTCAGGGTGAAGAGCCTCGCCTTCATACCGCAGCAGTTCGCCGTTCTCGTCGTACTCGTCATGCTCGGCGACAGCGGGGAAGCTGAACACCTGCCACTGCTCGCCGCCCTTCTTCATGTTCTCACGCAGACGGCCCACGAGGTCGTCCATGTGCCAGCGTGTATTGTGGCTCACCAACCCATTGGCGATGAAGTTCTCTGTACGATCAACCTCAATGTCGAACACATCTTCGTAACCTGATTCTGTAATGGATACTATTTCATCGAGAGTGCTTTCGTATGTATTTAGCAGCGGCGAGCAGAATTCGTTCTGTCTTTCCATACCCAACGGCAAGGTTGCAATCGTTGCACAAAAGTCCGCGCACCTTTCCTGTGGTGTGGTCGTGGTCAACGCAGAGCTTGTTAGCCCAGTGCGCTCGACAGTTGGTCTGAGATGGCGGCTCGCCGCAGATGGCGCAGCACCCATTTTGTTTCTTGACGAGTGCGTCGAACTCATCTGGTTCAATGCCGTATCTGTGGCGCATTCGTATAGCTCTGTACTCGTCTGGGCTACGCTTGCGAACGAGCCCATCTTCAATTCGGATTTTTTGGTAGTGCGATATGCAGTACCCTTTGCAACTGACTGGTTCATCACATCCGTCGATAGAGCAGAGCACGCCTTTCCATTTGCCCCATTGCCCAGGTTGGTTACGACCCGCACTAGCCGATCCCCAGTCCTTAGGTCTTTTAGCCTTACCCATTCTGATCTCCCGTTTCTGCAAACGAGAAAAGGATGCCTCTCGTTAGCCCTCACAGTTTTACCGGAGGTCATCATGATTTCATAGGTAAGATCACGACCTTGATTCTTCCAGTGCTTTACAGTTGATGTTGATATACGCCCGTTTTCATAAGTGGCGATTTCGTCGCCCACCACGATCTTCGCCAGCATCTTCTCAGTGTCATCAGCCATAAGCACAGGTGTATCACCAGTCATGCACATGATCACAATAATGCCGCCGCCGGGCATCAAGCGCGTGTAGAGCGTAGACGTGAACCAGTCCCAAATGCTCTGCCGCACGGTCTCTGAGCCAGCCTCGGCGGCATCCTTGATCGGGTCGTCAACGAGAATCACGCGAGCACCGCGCCCGGTGACACCTGCGCCGACACCTGCGCTCTTGTACACGCCTTTGTGGTTGACGATCTCGAAGACATCGCTGTTGCGCAGATAGCTGCCGTCCGCGACGGTGCGAATGTTCCTGCCCCCCAGCGTCGTGCCGGGAAACAGTTCGTGGTACTCGTCGGTGTCGATGATGCGCTGGATGTCGCGATTGATGCTTGACGCGAGATCGGACGAATACGACGTGGCGATGATGTCGAGGTCAGGGTACTTGCCGAGCGCGTAAGCGGGGAAGTATCGAGACGCTTCTTCCGAATTGCACGTGGGCAGCATCCCAACACCAGCCAGGAACAAATGCGATGGGTGCTCTATCTCGATGCAGACTGTGTCACCGTAGCCCGCTGGCTCGAACGAGATATAGTGATCAGGCTGTTTGGTTCCATTCTTGCACAGTTCAGATTTGCGCGGGATTGATGCAGCACCATCCATGTAGAACATGACTCGATACTTCGGCCCACAGTCTTTACCATATAACGTAGCACGGCCATGGATCACTGACACCTTCACACCTAGCGATCTGACCAATTCTGCCGCAGCCAATGCAAGCTGTTCATTCGTGCTGCAAAACTCGACCTGACCATCGGGAGAGACGTGGCCATCGGCGTCAATCAATCCTTGAAGCAATGCCAATCGCTGATCTGCGGACGCACGAAGGTACTGCGCAGGAACGTGCTTGTTTCTCAGCAAACCGTTTTCGCGTAGTTTCGTGTGAATCCCAATCACACCATGGTTAAGAACATTGCTGTGCGGTCTCGTCACAAATCCGTCATCTGCAATCCGGCCCATTACGAATGCGGCATCATCTAGCCCTTGCGTGATGAACGCGCAGTCGTTCTTGCCACCACCGAGCCACACACCAAGTGTGTAGGGGGCAATGGGGAGATCAGCATGAGGAAGTTGAAGCGCACATGCACACGGCACAAGCGGTCTGCGATTGCTCGTGCGGTTGGCAAGCCATTCAGTCTCGTGAGTCACCCACTTTGGCTCTTGTGGTGTGTCAACCCGCCCGCTCTTTCGATACCGAGTTGTCTTATGACCACGATCTAAACGCACCACCCATTCGTGTGCTGCGTCTGCGGTTACACTGTCACCTGTGTTCGTCGTGACCTTATAGAGTTTCCTGTTCTTCCATATTTCAGATATGGCGACGATCTTCGTGATCGAACCATCAACAGCGAACACACTATCGCCGACTCGCAGATCAGACATGCGCTTAAACCCATCAGGCGTGGGAACTACTTCATCAACTGAAAGCGCTTTGCCATGGCGGGGCGGGGCTTCGATGATCAGACGCGGGCTCTTGCCTGCGATGCAGTCGGCCAGGAACTTCTCGATGACGCGACCCAGCTTCTTGTGGAACCATCCCGCGAGATAATCCTTCTTGATGTGTTGGATGGCCGAGATGAGGTGACGCCGCGCATGCTCCTGCTTCATCGCCTTGAAGTCGGCAGCAGTGAGCTTCAGCGCGACTGCCATTACTTGGCC